GCGCCGGGGTTGGCGGTGTTCTTGCGCGCGGCGGCGACCAGGACCTTGTCGACGCCCAGGAGCATCGCGAAGTCGTCGAGCTTCAGGCGGCGGTTGGTCGCGGCCTTGTCGGTCTGGCCGACGATGTTGCGGTAGTTGGTGCGGATCTGCGCGTTGGTCTGGAGCTGTTCGAACTGGTACTGGCTGATGATCAGCCAGCGCGGGCCGGCGCCCATGCGCAGGTTCAGCGCGGCGTCGGCTTCGGCGACGTCATCGATTGGCAAGCCGCCGGCTTCGCCCCAATTTTCCGCGCTGTCCGGCTCGGTGACTTGGCCGGTCAGCAGGGTCTCGCCCGCAGCGCCGGTCAGGGTGTCGGCCAGGGCTGCTTCGCGTGCAACGAGTACGATTCCGCGTCCCTGTTCGGTTGCGATCTGTTCGGCGCCATCCTGGCCGACCACATCGTAGTCCTCTGCGCTGATCGGCACTTCGATGGCCGCTTCCTCGCAGTTGTAGGTGTCGTCATCGAGCGTGGCTTCGACGCGCTTGTAGGCGGTCTTCGGCGCGTGCTTGATCGCGAACACCTGGTTGTTGGTGGCGAGCAGCTTAGGCATGCTCGCCGTCCGCTTGTCGACCGGGAAGGGCGGGAACAGCAGGTGGGCGATGCCACCGCTGGGGGCTTCCTGGGTACGGATGGCGCCTGCGAGGTCGAGGCGCGGCTTGGCGACGGAATTTTGGTACATGGTGATGAGCTTTCAGTGTGTGGGTGTTGAGGGTTAGGCGACAGCCGCGCCCTGGTGCACGAGCGGCAGGACTTCGATCAGGTCGCCGTCGGCGGCGGCAGCGGACAGCGCTACGCCGAAGGGGCGCGACGTGCTGGCTGCAACATCGTTGACCTTGCCGTTGGCGGCGGTGTGCACCTGCGCGCCGACCGCGATCGCCGTCAGCGCAGTCAGCACCAGGGTGCCAGCCTGCGGCAGACGGACGCCTTGCAGATCGCCCGCGTCGACATCGGCCATCGACTGACCGATGGGGATGCCATTGACCGGGCAGAGGTCAGCGACGCCGCCCGCGCCCAGCGACACAAGACGGTTTTTGGTGATGGCGGTGCCGGCGACCAGAGTGATTGCCGGGTTGTTGGTGGGGGCGACAGACATGGTTTTATCTCAGGGTGGGGTTGGGTGGATCAGGCTTTGGTGGCGGGCTTGGGCTTCCAGTCGAGGAACTTTTCCCCGGCGGACTGGCGCAGGGCGGGGCCGATCAGTGGCGAGCCTTCCTGTTTCATGCGCTGGATCGCTTCATGGATGTTCGTCGGCTTGGACTTGGTGAAGTCGCGAAGGCTTTCCGTTACCACTTTGGTGGTGGCCTTGTGGCTCTTGCCGAGTAGTTCCACCGCGGACGCCAGCTTGTCGACCCGCGCGTCAGTGTCGTTGACCTGCGTCGCCAGCGCCGCATCGGCAGCGGGCTTCGCGGTTTGATACGGCATCCAATGCCAGGTGCCGGCTTCGTTGCCGTCGGCGTGATGCGCGGACGTGGACCACGTGATGCCGGGCAATCCATCGTTGGTCTCGTCAGTGAAGACCTGGAGGTTCACCAGCGGCATTTCACCGTCAGTCCGTTCCCATACGCGCACGACGATCGCTGGACGCGTGACCACGCCGTCCTTGGCCTTGAGATTGAACAGCACGATGCGTCCGACGGTTGGGTGCTGCACGGTGGGCTTGGGCAGTTCGGTCGTGGCGACGATGGTCTTGCTCATGTGGCGGTCCAGTGAGTGAGGTTGTTTGTTGTTGAAGTCTGGCGACACCGATCCCCACCCGGCATTGTGCGCAGGTGGGGTTCGTGATGCGATCGAGGTGCGGAACGCTTAGACGGCGGCGGGGATGTCTTTGCGCAGCGCCGGCCAGCGCTTGAGTGCGGCTTTGCGCAGGCCGAAGCCGTCGAGCTTCGAGCCCTCGCGCTTGAGAATCGCCATGCCGGCGACGACTGACTTGGGCGCGGCGTTCTTTGATTCGCCGGCGGTGGCGTCGGGGACTTTGGTGGCGGCGACGGCGGCGGCTTCCGGATCCTTCAGTGCTTCGATCTGCGCTTGCAGCTCAGACACCTTGGCGGTCGCGGTGGCGAGCTCAGTCTTGGTCGCGGTGTGCGCGGCCTGTTCGGCGGTGAGCGCGGCGGCGGCGTCGGCGCTGGCGGCGTCGCTGAGTTCGCTGGTGATCTCTTCGTCGGTCTTGCCTTTGCTGAGGGCGACCGCGACGCGGGCGGCGTTCTTGTCGCCGGGGTGGCGCTTGAGCAGTGCGACGATACGGTCTTCGGGTTTGGACATGGTGGGTTCCGGGTTGGTGGTTGAGCGAGAGGCAGCGACGGCGCCGGTGTCGGCGTCAGCGCCGAACAGGCAAACAGATGCCTCGCTGATCACGGCGTTGTGCGCGACGTAGAGTGGCGGCGCGTCGAGGTCGTCCGATGCAGTGACGGACTGGCCGTTCACTGTGGCCGACTGGCCGGGCAGGATGCGCTCGTAGTCGGACAGGGCGGCAGTGGCTTCGACCGACGCTTGCCATGGGTGTTTGCGCGCGATGAGGGCGGCGACTTCGGCGCCTTCCCTGAGTGACGGCATTTGGGCTTCGGCGTCGGTGGTCGGGGTGTAGACGTTCGGCGATCCGTAGATGCCGGTCAGGTCGACGCTAAGGTTCGACCAGCGACCGATCGGGCCATACCAGGTCGAGTGATCGCGCAACATCGGAATCTCTGTCGCTTCAAAGCGCGCGGTGGCAAGGTCGATGACGAGCGCGCAATGACCCATGCCGCCAATGTGCGTCAGCATGACCGCGCCGCTGTTCAGGCGCCACTTCGCTGGCTTGCCTTCCGGCTGATCGACAACCGACACGGGCGCCGCGCAACGGGACTGGCCGCTGCGCAGGGCGGGGCGCGTGTGGTTTTTATCGGAAGCGGCAGGCATGGGCTGTGGTCTATCGTGCGTCGGGCGGTGCGCGTGCGGTTTGACGTTACGCTAACGACGGGACCGGGTCGGCTTTGGTCTTGGCGCCGTCCTGTGGCTCGCTCTGCTTTTCCACGGCAACGGCTCCGGTCGCCGCCTGCAGGTATGCACCTGGGGTGGATTCGGCGCCGCCGATGGTGACCAGGTGCGACCACTTGAGGTCAAGCCCTGGCGTTTTTTCATTCAGCTCGTTGCAGAGAACCTGGATTTTCTGCAGGTTCTTGGCGGTCAGCGTGGAGCGGGTCGCGGTTTCAATCGCTGCCTGTTCCATCTTTTCTTGCCAGTCTTCGCCGACGAGATCCTTGAGTGTGGCGGTGCCGTTTTGCAGGTCGACGGTGTCGGCTTGGCGTTCTTTGATGCGGTCGTGTTCGGGGATTTCGTCCCATTCGAACTTGCCGTCGCGCCAGTCTTTGACGGTCGGCAGGCGTCCGTTCAGCATGTGTTGACGAATGCGGGCGTGCGCAATGCGCGTGCAGGTCGGCGTCAGGTAATCCGTGCGGAAACAGTTCAGCAATCCATTGCCGAGTTTGCGAATGCTGCGTCCGTTTGAGTACGACACGTCGGCCTGGTCGCCGAACAGGAATTCATACGGCAGCAGCATCATGCAGGCCATGCGCAAGACGGACTTGGTGAATGCTGGAACGTCCAGGTTCGGGCGTTCGGGCTGATGCACCTTGCCGGTCAGTCCGGCGGGCATGCCCATGATGTTGCCATTTGGCGTGCGCACCCAGCCGGCGGGAGTGTCGCCGCGGGCGGATGGGGACTTGGCTGCGTCGCTGTGGTTGGCGTTGGCGAGGGCCTGCGGGATGGTGATGCCGCCGGGCAGAGCGCCGCTGTCCTTGTGTTCGATCGTCAACCAGGGGCGCGCGGATTCGGTGGCGCTGTCGATTTCAGCCTGCCACAGGTCGGCGATGCCGTCGTGATCGTCGAGGGTGCTAAACAGCAGCGGAATGCCGAGGTCCTGCGACACGCGCGTGACGACGGACGGGAAGTCCATCATCGCTGGGCTGATGGGTTCCTTGCTGCTGTAATCGAGCCAGCCGTTTTTTATGGCGGCAACTTGGTACTGAATTACGCGTCCGACGCGGTCGCTGTCGACGGCGACGATGCGTTCAGCTTCGATCAGCTGCGCGGCGCCGGTGACGGTGTGGACGACGCCCATGGATCCGTCGCGGACGATGCTGATAGCCAGCAGCTTCAGCCATTTCCCCCAGGTGAAGCGCCCACGGAGATCGTGTGCCTTGGCGGCGAAGTCGTCCTTGAGCAGCTTTGCACACTGACGGTTCCACTCGACATCCTTGGTCGATGGCGTCCAACACGGGCCTTCACCGACTAAGTATTGCGACCAGTTGTGCAGCGCTCCGCCGTAGCTGCCGCTGTGGTATTCGAGCCAGCGGCTGATGTTGCGTAGCTCTTCGACGGTGCGGTAATCGCAGTGATAGCCGCCGTCGCCTTTGCGCAGACGGCGACGGCGGGGGTTGCTGATCGCGCTGAAGCTGCTGCGGGCGAGCTGTGCGACGACGTCGTAGGTGTAGTCGCGGGGGTCCATCACTGGATCCGCTTTCCAGGGATGTCCGGTGGCGGCTGTTGCCACGGCGCTGGCGGTGGGCGGTGCACTGGCCTTGCTGGTGGTGGCGCTGATTTGATTGCGGCGGTGACGGGACATCAGCCACCGACCGACGGCGTGAAGCTGATGCCGCCGTTGCAGGTGGTCAGGGATAATTCCGATTCCAGTTCACGGATCAGCGACTGTAAATCACGTAGACTGACCTCGGACTTGCTGGCGCCGTCGGCACCTTTGGATTGGCCATAGGTCAGGATGCGCGTGCGCGCGGCCCGAGCTACGGTCAGGTCGGCGTTGATTTCAGATGCCGTGCGCGCCATGTGCCCCGAGAGGTAGCGCGGCGCACGGCGAGTGCGTTGGGTTTGACGTTACGCTAACGACAGGTCAGGTCAGGCCGGGACGACGCGGCTGACGGCGGCGCCATCGTCGCGGACCTCGCTGGCGATCGCGCTGACGGCGTAGCGGTAGCTGCAGCGGCAACACTGGCGATACTCCAGGCCACCGTCCCGGCTTTTGCCCTGGCGCAGGAATTGAACGCAGCCGCAGCCGTCGTGTGGGCATTCATGGAAGACGGGGAAGAGGCGGCGGAGAATGGTGGTCATGGTAGGATTTCCTCCCTCTGCGTGGAAACGGCGGGCGGAGTGGCGGTGGCCTGAGTGCTCCATGTGATGGTGACGGTCCGTGCCCATTGATAAGTTTTTTCACATCTTCCGCATTCGTGCTCACCGCACTCGTTGTCGCCTGCATCGCACCACTCCCACGCGTCGCGCGCAGCGTGGCCGCAATGCGGGCACAGGGGGTCCCTGGTGTG